ATATTTTCGGTTTTGACAGTTTTATTGATTGGTTTATTTGTTTTAGAAAGATAAAACTTAAAATATTGGTTATTTTTTAAATTATCTTGAAATATTTTAGTTGTGATATTTTTTAAGAAATCTTTAATTTCGGTATCTTTAAACGTTAATGGGATATTATCTTTAAGGAAGAAATTAATTTCTAAATTCATAAATGATTTTTTATTTAGTGATAACCCGCTTGACCTTAAATCTAAGTCAACTATGAATTTATCATCAAAAAATGAATTTTTTACTTTATCGTAAATTGAGTGTTTAATTGACCTACTCAAGTTTAAGACGACTCTCGACCAATTTTCTACGTCTTTTTTTGGTTCTACCCAAGTTTGAATGTTAAGATATATTGATTTTAGATTAACAGAATCAACTGTACCAAATAAAACTTTCGCAGTTTTAAATCCTTGGATTTTGGAGGTTTTCCCTTTTTTCATTATTTTTCATCGTGAAACAGTTTATTTTTAATAAATGTAAGTATATTTACATTAATAGTCAAAAAAACAATAAATCCACATTTTTTTAATATGATTGTAGTAAAAGTAAATAAAGATAAAAATATCGAAAAAGCCCTTAAAGAATATAAGAGTAAAGTAATTAAAACAAGACAAATGTCTGAATTGGTTAACCGTAAAGTGTTTGTTAAACCTTCTGTAATAAAAAGAAACGTGCTTAGCAAGGCTAAACACGTTCAGAAAAACTTTAAATCAAATAACGACTAAAGGTTGTCGTGTAAACTTTTTAATTTATAGTAATTTAATTTATCGTATTTTTCAGATGAAATCTTTTCAATTGTCTCATTAATTGAGTTTCTTGTTGGTCTATCGTGGTTTTGATTATACAACGTTTGTAATTTTTCAACCACACTTTCTTTAATAGATGAATACTTTGATTCTAACTCAGAGTCATCAACAGATAACATTTGGTTAAATTCTTTTTTATCCGATTCATTTAAACTATCAATATAACTATTAATTGTTTTGTTTGCCATTGTTACCATAGTACTCAACGGAACATTAACAACTTCTTTCTCAGTTACAGATTTTTTAGTTATAGTTTCAGTAATAATTTTTTTACTATTAATTTTTGACTCTAAGTTTAAAACTCCACCACTTAGTAAGTTATCAATAACTTCGTAGTTATTTTTAACCACAGAAGAATTATTCACCCAATCTTTAATTTTTTTCAAGTCAGTAGGAATAATTTTATTAATGGTGTTTTCGTAAAGAGTTACCATTTCATTTATGTAGTCACCGGCAACTTCATTAGTTAAACCTTTATTAGAACTTAAATCATCATATATGTAGAATAGTCTATTGATGTTTTTATTTTCTAACACTAATTTTTTAAATGTTTTAAGTTCGTTTTTAAATGAACCATCTTTATAAGATTCTAATAAAACATTTTCTATTTTTGATTTTAATATTCCAAATTTCATTTTATATATTTTATATATAAATATTAGTCACCTAAAAGTTTATTCAAACGATTCTCAATTTCACCTAAATTATTTTTACCTTTGGATAAATCAATGTACTCGTCTTCACCATACATATTATCAGATTCTAACAATATGTTTAAATTATCTCTCTTCTCAACTGACTCAGGTGTTACACCAGCATCACCACCTGGTTCAGGTCCTGGAGGTGGGGATGGCATACCCATATCACCTCCCATATCACCACCCGGAGGAGGTGGAGGTGTAGCCCCTGCGGCGGCAGTTTGTGTTCCACCTGATTTAGAACCATATAGATTATCAACATTGTCGAAAACACCTGTGTGAGTAATAATTGTTGCTGTATTTGTTAATTCAGCACCAACCGCTTTCTCAACACGTTGTTGTTGTAAATCAAGTTTGATTTCTTCATCTGAGAAACCTAAAATATGTTTCTTAGCCCAAGTTACTGATGTTGGTGCTATACCTTCAACTGCGGTTACCGCCTCTTTATATAATGCGACTTTTTCTTTCCATGCTTCAACTTTTAATAAGTCAGCCTGTGTTGATGGATTTGCCAATGATAAAGTAAAGTTAGACAATTCGTCTTCAAACCCTAAAAGGAATAAATGAATAATCGCAATTTTATTTAATTCGGCAATCATACATTTTTGTATTCGGTTAATTGTTCTAGCAAAACGAATATCCATTAATGATAAGTTCTTACCTTCACCCACAGGTTCTTCAAAACCTAAGAACGCTTTAGGTACACGTAGTGCTGTTAATAATTTCTTTTGGATGTATTCGATATCGGCAATTTCACCTAAGTTAGCGGCTCCCGCTAGTGTTTCAATTGGGTTAGGTGCTGCCGGGTCACGAACAGGAATAAAATAATCTTGGTCAACCGCCATCTGATTATATCTTAAATCAACGTTACCTGTTTTACTATCAACAATTTGGTCACGTTTAAATTTGTTTGCAACACGTTGTACGTATGGTTCAACATCTTTGTCATCCATGTTACCTACGAAAATTTTGAATACCCTACGTTCAGGGGCTCTTGAGGTTCTATAAATTAACATTGCATCCTCAGATAGTAATAACTGTTTCCAAATACGTCTGGCTTTCTCCAACATAGATGTCCCATATGGTAATTTTCTATCATCCCCCAATAAACGGAAGTGAGCTATCTCCCAAGAGTTAAATTCCATGTCTTTAACTTTCCATTGGAATCTTAATCCTTTACTATGACCTGGTTCTTCAACATTGTTAATTTTAGCTGCCATACCTCTTTCTAGACGTTCAATTTCAATGTTTGGTAATTGCATACAACCAATAACACCTTTATCAGAATCCAATTTTAGGTAAACAAAGTTGTCCCCGTATTTACAAGTATTTCTAACCCACATAGGTAAGTTAGTATTTAAATCCAAATTGTTATTAAACAAATCTGTTAATACCGATTTAATACGTTTTGATTCTGAATAAATTTGTAACATAAAACCATTTTGGTCTACTGTTGTTGATTCTTCACCGTATATATCTAACGCGGCTGAAATCTCAGGGGTATATTCCATTGATTCATAATCGTAGAATGATGCTAAACGAGTTGGTTCATAATATATTGCTTGAGAATATAAATTACTCTCAATTTTCGCCCATTGGTTTGTTAAATAAAAAGTTTGTTGAGCTTGTAATTTTTCTTTTTCATATTCATCTTTTGAAGTTGTTTTAAGTAACTCCTTCTTATCGAACTTATATGTGGGGTAGTCTTGATTTAATAATGAATTTGGTCCAAATGCGTGAGATAATCGTTGCCAAACCGTTAAATTTTTATTGTTTTCCATATCAGAATTTTAATTATAAATATCAATTTTTAAATAGTTTATCTTTGTCCGTAATTTCCAAATAACCAACCATACTTCATATACTCATCTCTTTGAATACTCTGATTGGAGTTTGTTTTACCCATCATATCATTATAATTTGGAATAACAGGGTTAAAATCCATATCTTTACCAACTGATGTGTTATTATTGACTGACCACGACTCAATCATAGCCTTTGCCTGGTCGGTAACTTTATTTAATTTACTGAACGAAGTCTCACCCACGTATGTTGCCATAGCAATAGACATAAGTAAATCGTCGTGTCTCCCTTTTTGGTGGTCAGGTCTACCATTAATATAAATGAATGTATCCATTTCATTGTATAAACGGTGACTGTAAATACGGAAATCGTGTCTCATAGCCTCTTCATATGATGCAATAATTTGAACACGTTTGTTGTTAAAGTTAATACCGGGTATTTTTTCCGCTGATTTTGGATTATATTTCCAAGAGTTGTTAACGTCTTCACCGTCAACATATAAATCTTTATATCCTAACTCTTGAAGTTTACGTGAGGTAGAAACACCCATCCCACCCGTGATATCGACTACAATATAAGCCGAATACATATTAGCCCATTTAAAACAAATTTCGGCCATCGTATCAGGAGGAAGTTTACCAACAAACTCCGCAACTTGTTCACGAGTATCAAAATCAATAATTTGAAATGAACTAAAATCCTCACTATCACCTCGACTGACATCGACACCCATAATGTATTTGTGACCTATTACCGGTTCTTTCCAAATCCATAATTGATTACCTAACATTTTATTTTGGGGTTCTAACAGATAATTTTCACGTATCTTTTGCATTAACCTAGAATCGAATACGTTATCACCTGAACCAAGGAAGTTACACTCTAACTCTTGAGAAACTTTACGTTTGTCGTATTTAAGTTTCTTCACCATTTTTTCAAACCAATCAGAGCAAGGTTTGTATCCGTTATTAATTATTTCTTTGGCTTCATCAAAGTTTCTGTCTTTAAATTCTTTGTCCGCCCAACTTATTATTTTCTCAGGTCCGTATTCTTCTTTGTTTAATAAATAATGAATAGCGTCATCAGTTTTTACAAAGAATAAATCTTTAGTATAACGAGGGTCACGATACCAA